AGTTCCGGGTGAGCGATGCAGGAGATCCTGTTCAGCGCCTCCCGCAGTTTCGTTATCTCCTCGAGGCACTGTTGGCTCAACTCGCACGACGAGCAGTCGCCGTCACACGGGCAAGACCGGATCTTGTTCTCCAACTTGTCGGTTATGTCGAACGCGTTCACTGGTCGCTCCTTGGCTTAAGCACCTTGATCACCTGAGACTGCAGTAGGTCCACGACCATCGGCCTAACACCGTTCGCCTTGCCCCACTTCTTCAAGGGGCACTCGTACTTGGGCATGGTCAACTTCACCGACAGTCTAGACCTGTTCCACGACGGGCAACCGCACGAGTTGCAGTAACCCACGCTCTCCTTCTCGTCGCCGGCAACTCTCGAGGGGCAGTTCATGCAGTGGGTCAGCCTCTCGTTGAACGTGGTCTCGTTCACCGGCCCCTCTATCATCAGGGAAGCCTCCGCACTGACGTAAGACTTGACCATCGAGGTGGTCGCCCTAGACTTGGGAATAGACCGGTGCTCGCACGACGAACAACGCTCATCGTCAGTATCGCCGGCTACCACCGGGTGGTGGCAGCGAATGACGTCCAGTCTGAATACGCAATCAGGGGATGACATTGGTAACGTTTACCGAACTGGTCATGGTGTACTCGTCGTGCAACGTGTAACACGCGTTAGACGCCCCGAACCCGGGGGCGGGGTAAGGGTTCGGTAGAAACGGGTCGCACCCACATCCTCCGATCAATACGCCACCTTGATAACACGGCCTCTGTTCGCCTGTGTCGGTGTAACAGTCAGACACGAAGTCAGACTCGAGGTTAAGGAACTGCCCGGTGCTAACGTCACAGTCTCCCGGTTGAGTCACGCAGTACGGATAAGGAACGGCCTCGACGTAATCCACTCCACTGGTGGATTCTCTCGCTATGTAGTAATTGTTGAACGTAGTCCCGGACAGGCATCCCGGTCTACCCTCGACGTAGAAGGGCGCCTTCGTCCCTTGAACAAAGGTCGACCCCTGAGACTGTATGGAACCGTTGCAGAAGTAGTTGATGTAACCACCTGTAAATATTCCAGTTCCTCCCTCTTGCTTGAAGTAAGCCAAAGGTCTAGCCGGGGCGTTTGTGCCAAGAGTACATTTCTGGCACATCATGTACGCGTTTAGTCCGTACACGCCTCCGTTACTGGCCAGTGTCCAAGTCTTGGTTCCGGTTATAGTGTTCCTAGACTTAGGGACCAAGGTCAGGCACTGGGGGCAAGAACTGGGGCACGACTGGTAGTCAGCGAATCCGTTGTTTATAGTGGTTTGGGAGTAGTTCCAGTTCCCCTCGTAATCCGACATTCCTAGGGTGTTGTTTAAATCTCCGAACCCGGGATTAACCCTCTTGAACTTGCATAGTCCCGAGAATGATTCCGTCTTATCCCAAAGAGTGCCACCGTTTCCAGTGGCGCCGGCGGCCGGAGTTACGATCCGCTTCAGTCTAGCCGTATAAGTGTAACTGATCCATATTTCGGCGGGTCTGCACAGGACGGCCTGAGCACACGTTTGACTGGGGAGGCCGCAACAGCACACTCTTTTATCCATGCCGTTGTTACGGAAGGTAGTTGGTTCCGTCTGACCCCGGGAGGGTGGCCGGCGGGTGCACCGGCCACCCCGAGAGTGACGGGTGAGGCTCGCAACCTTCACTCTACTTCACCGGGGGCAGACCCCCTTATTACGGTCGACAGGAAGACTCGTCAGACTCACCGTACTAGTGAGGTGGACTCGATAATCAAACCTGCAGTCAAGGAAACCGTCAAAGAATACAAGCGGTGGGCCGACATGCTTTGGGACGGCGAAGAGCCGGACTTGAAGGACGTCACCGATCGCATGTCCAAGGTGATTCTCGTGTCGTTGATGGCCGGAATGTCAACGGTCGGGGACGAAGAGGACGTGCTAGAGGTTGACAAACATGTGGACCTGTTTGCGCCGGTGTTCAAGGAGTCCGTCGAGGCACTGGCCAAGAAGTCCCCGACTCTGAGGATTATGAACCCTCACCATCTGTCCGATCAGGTGAAGCAAACTGCGTGGTACGTTTCCGGGGTGATGAGCGGCAACATACTGGACAAGATCAGGGCCAAGTTGATCGAGGCAAGGGTCGAGGGCCACTCGCGGGACTGGTTCACGCAACAAGTATTCGAGGACGCCGAGACCACGGCTTCTCACATCGAGACAGTGTTCAGGACGAACGCGGCCAGTGCCGCCGGCGCCGGCCGGTGGAAGCAGTACAACGACCCCGACGTGTCGGACTTGATCTTTGGGTACCGGTACGTGTCTCAGGGCGACCACCGGTCTCGGCCGCTGCACAAGGCCATGAACAACTTCGTAGCCGTGAAGGACGATCCGGTGTGGAAGTTGATTTGGGTTCCGAACGGGTACAACTGCCGCTGCAAGGTCAGGCCGTTGAGGAAGGCCGACGCCATCAAGTACGGGATCATCTCCAAGGACGGTAACATCATTGAACGCCGCGTCTTTGTGAACGATTTCCAAAGAACGGTCGTAGCAGCAGCGGAAGGAGGCGTGGCCCTCGAGGTCGACGGTAACCTGCGTAGGTTCCCCGACGACGGATTTCGCGGAAACGCCTTGATGGATCTAGTATGAGCAACAAAGCAACTCTGGAAACGATTGACGGATCGCGTTCGAAACTGACTGGGGAGTCGTCCGTCGCCATCCCCGTCACTGCCGCCAAGCCCAAGGTCAAGCCCGTCAAGCCCAAGGCCGTCGCCGTCGAAGCGACCGAGGAAGAGGCCGCCGCTGCCTTCGAGGAGCCCATCGGTTCGGTGATCGACCGAGACCCCGCGACGGCGTCCGACAACCTCCGTATCCTCGTGAGCCGGATCGAGAAGGTCAAGGCCAACTCCATCGAGTGGCAGAACCTTTCCCACCCTCAGCGCCTGATGATGACTGGCGCCCTCTACGCGGCGAAGGAGGCACTCGGTGAGAAGGACAATGGCGTCCAGATTTCGTTCGCCCGATTCCTTGGCGTCACTTTCCGGTGACCCAGTGTTCGAAGACATGGTGTTGGACTGGATGAAGTCCGGTTACACGCCCGAAGATTCAACCCGATTCGCTCTGAAGGAGTATCTAAGTGCCACCCGTTCCAAAGCGAGTACCCGTGCAGGGAGACAAGCCGATGACCGTAAGCAAGACGGTCAGCGCATGGGCCGATCACCTCGTGGAGCAGGCCAAGTCCAAGGCCGCGAAGAAGATCGGCGTGGGCGACACTCAGAGCGCCGGTTCGGAACCCTTGTCGTTCGACGAGCCCCTGTTCCCGTCCAAGCCACCCGCCCGTTCTCTTCCCGCTCTCGGTGACATCCAGTTGCCCCCGCAGCGTCACGCTTATGGGGAAGGACCTCGAGAAGGGGACGACGATACCGTCTCGGACTTCTTCTTCACTCAGAGTGACGAAGAAGCGGACCGCCGGCGGGAGTCCAAGAAGCGACAGGAACGCAAGATTCAACAGAAGTCTGACCCGACCTCGACCAGTCGGTTCCGTGCGCTCGAGGTGGAGGCGTACTCCATTCGTCGCTTCCAGATCGACCGTTACGTCGCTCCACCGGGCATGGAGAACGTGGTCAAGCGTCTGAAGTCGAAGAAGGGTGTCGACAATCCGTACGCGGTGGCGTGGGCGATGCACGAGAGGGACAAGCACACGCACGACCGGTCTATCGGTGGCTTGACCCGCATCGGTCCCCTCGAGGGATCTCTTCACCGCGCCATCCGCATCCTCGACGCGGTAAGCGACGGTCATTACGGCGTAAGCCGGGAAGTGGTAAACCGCCTCCACGCCGACGCCCTCGATGACCTTGACCGTTCGTTTGAGGGAGGAGATCCGATCCGCGACGCTTGGCGTCACGTCGTGGATCAGGCTAGAATCGAGGCACTGGCGAAGGTGTCTCGTCACGCGTCGGAACAAGGTCCCCCGGCAAACAAGTCCGAGGAAGACCGCCCCCCGGAGTTTCCCCGTGACGAAGTGCTCGAGGAGATGACCGGTAAGGGAAAGGGTCTGAAGAAGGCCAGTTCGGACGTGACGGAGTACAAGATGGGAGGCTCCTTCTACCGATACCGGAACAACAACGAGGTGGACCGCCACGTCGTGACCCCTGCTGCCGCAGGTCAACCCTCTGGAGAACACCCTCACACCAAGGCGGTTCGTGAGATCTCCGAGATGTATGATCCTGACTGGGACGAAACCGACGACAGCGGGGACCGCGAGGGAGATCCGTTTAGTGCAGGATCTTCCGACGAGACCAATCTCCGCGCCAAGGAAGCCGGCGAGGCCCTACTCAGCCCCGACGTCAGGGACCACACGAAGTTCCTCAAGAAGATGGCCAAGAACGTGGTGCACCCGGACGACTGGGGCAACGACTGGATGGATCAGGCAACCTTTGCCTCCGGCAACTTCATCGCCAACCACGCCCGACTCGCCCTCGGAATGAAGGCTCTCCCGAGCCACTGGACGGACGCATGAGTGGATTTCTCTACCGGTACCGGAACAACGGCGACGTCGATCGTCACGTGAACCCCGGCAACATCCGAGACTTCACGGACGATCTTCTTCCGGGGTCTCATGGCCCCAAGTTCGGACTCCCTAAGCGCGAGGTTTCCGGGGAAGGCGAGCCGACTCACGGTCAGGTCCCGCCCCCGGACACCGGCATGCGTAGCGACGGTCTTCGCGACGCCCTGCAGGAATTGCACGATCGCGGCAAGATTGATCTCTTCTCTCACATGGCTGACTTCTTGGCGGGTGTTGATGAGGACGAAGCCGGCGAACACGCAGACATTCACTCCATGGCGCACGATTGGGCGCGTCGACGGGGATACATCTGAGAACAACCATGGCCAACAACAACGAACACGACTTCTACAGCGAACTCGACAACCTCGACTCCCAGATTCAGCGTTTCGCCACTCCTGACGAGCGCCGGCGCAAGTTCCTCACCGATGTGGCCTCCGGGTCTCCGCAAGGTGACGAGAACATCAAGAAGATGGGCGGTAAGCCTCTCGCCAAGGCGGCGATGACGGCCGGAGCCCTTCAGTCGGGGCGGCCGCCGGCGACGGTCAAGAAGAGCGTCGAGAAGCGCATGAGTCGGGAGTCCTGACTTGGCACTGACCGCCCAAGCGACAGCCGGATCGGGCAGGGGGAACGGTGGTACTTCGTCGATGGTGGTAAAGGCCATCAGAACGGTAACTGCTCCGTTCAGTGACAACGTGTTAGTGTGGCGGCAGTTAGGTTCGGACTCCACCGCCTGTGGCACTTTCATCATCAACAACGGCCCGGACGGAATCAACAGTACCGACTCCCCGATCATAAACATAGCGATCGACGCCGGCAGTTGGGGGGAAGTTGACAACGGTTCGATCTGCTTGAACTGGAGAGGTTCCTGTTACCTGCAGGGGGTACCCCCAAGCAGGATTTACTTCGCTCGTCAGTCGCCGGCGACTGGTTTCGCAACTGAAGATCTCAGGATCAAGTACATTACTTACAGGTGAACCATGGCACTAGTAGCAGGAGCAGTTGGAGGCGTGGGTTGGTCTTCTTCCATGAGAGTGAAGAAGATGGGGTCTTTGTCAGGCATCGCGGGGTCGTACGTTCAACTAGAGAACGACGCCAACGCTTGTGGGGTGTTCCTGATCAACGACGCCGGCGCGAGCACCACCCTGTACGTGGCCGTCGCTGACAGTGCCCCGACTGGCGACACTGGTTCCATCGAACTCTCCCTCACTGGAGCCGTGTACCTTCACAACACCACCCCGAACCGGGTGTACGTGAAGAGGGCCAGTGGAACGAACACCGTCACCGTGAGGTACATTACTTATGTTTGACGTTAAGGAGAACGGCGACGGGTCGGTGGACGTCATGAACGTCCCCGTGTTCAAGGTCCACAATGACCGGAAGTACGTCTGTGATGAGGACTGGCTCGACCGGTGCGTCGCAGATTTCCTCCATCAGAAGATCGATTCCATCGAAGTGGCCGGCGGGAACGCCAAGTACGCGATGCTTCCCAGTCTGACGATCGGGCACACGCCCGAGTCTGCTGATGCTCCGGAGCCGCCTCGGGTCGGATTCGTCGACAACCTGCGCCGCGTGGGTACCGTCCTGTACGCCGACTTCATTGGGATCGCGAAACACGCGTGGGAACAAATCAAACGCGGCGACTTTCCGTATCGGTCGGCGGAGGTTATCCCCTCCAAGCACCGGCTCACCAACGTGAGTCTGCTCGGGGGTCGTTACCCCCACTTCTCCCTTCCCGTGATGCGCTTCAAGCACAAGGGTTCGGAGATCGTCCGGTACGTCTACACAGAGGACTGCAACGACATGGACATGGACATCAACAAACTGGCGCAGCAGATCGCCCCACTCGTGGCTCAGATCATGGCCGAGGGTCAGGCGAATGCGACGCAGAACGACATGGCTTCGTCCGGGGTTGGCGGCATGGCTTCACCCGGTGGCATGGACACCGACCCCACCGAAGAGGGCGACGTTGAGGAAGGTTCCTCGGAGGAGAAGAAGGGTGATGGTCAGGAGTCGTACCGTAGTCGCGGCCGGCGCCAGTCCCACCCGTACCGCAGTTCCGTCCGCTACGAGATCGAGCACACCTCGAAGGGTGCTGATCACGGCAGCGACAAGTTCGAAACCCCGAGCGATGCCGAGAGCGTCGACTTCAGCACCGAGGAGCAAGGCGTGAAGCCCACCACCAAGAACTCGACCCCGTCGCCGGTCTCCCGCTACGAGCAGGAGAACGCCGCTCTCCGTTCGCAGATCAGCAGCATGCAGGAGACGATTTCCGAACTGCAGCGCCACAACGCCCGGGAGGCACAGGCGGCTAAGCGCATGATGCTCTCGGCCAAGTGCCGTGAGATCTCCTCGCTCGGTTACGCCATCGGCGACCGCGAGCAGATCGACCGTCACGTCAACCGCATGATGACGATGCGCTCGGACGAAGTCCGCGATTACGTCGAGGACGTCCTCAAGCGCAGCCCCAAGGTCGAGATGGTCACTCGTCACGGCATCAGCGACTACATCGAGCGCCCGGGTCGTGCCATGAGCGAGAACGAGCGTTACGTCTCGGAGAACCCGGACCAGATTCAGCGCCTCGGCCTTGACCGCACTGTCCTCGACCTTTCCGACGTCCTCAGCGGCTGAAGCCGGCAGGAGAAACAACCATGGCAGACATTGCAAAGAACATCAACATCAGTGGCCGGCTCGACGGCCGGACGGCAGAGTGTCTGATCGCCAGTTCCTCGACCATTTACGAGGGGACTCCGGTCTTCATCAACAACACCGGGTTCGCCACCGCTGTCACCACTGACGCGAACACCTTCAAGTTCTTCGGGTTCGCCATCAAGGGTGGAACCGGGGACGGTACCTCCGTCACGTGTGTCGTTGAGCGCCGTGGTACTCGTTGGTACCCCAAGGCGTCGGTCACTCAGGCGGACATGGGCAAGTTGGCGTACATCACCCCCGCTGACAACTCGGTGGCAACCACCACGGCCCCCACTACCGGCGGGGCGCTGTTCATCGCCGGCCGCATCATGGGGATCGACACCACCAACAACCTCGTCGAAATCGACCTCGAAGACCGCGTCGCCTGATCGGAGATCTGAACCATGCCAATCCTCAGTCGTAATCGTCAGATCACGCGCAAGGAAGTTCGCGGCCTCTTCGCGAAGTCCTTCATCACCCAGTCGCGTGACGTCCTCTACCCGCTCTTCACCGAGACCGTCGACACGTACTCCGAGAAGGAATACTTCGCGACGCTCGGTACCGTCCCGCAGGTTCAGCAGATCACCGACGAACTCGAGGTCCCGTTCACTGAACTGAACGAGTACACCTTCGATTTCACGAACAAGTTGTACAAGAGCCTGATCCGGCTCAAGCGCGGACTGGTCGACTTTGACCAGACTGGTCAGTCGCGCACTCTGCTCCACTCGCTTGCCGGCCGCGTCGTCAACTTCCCCGACAAGTTGGCGATGACCCGCCTCCGGAACGGAACTGATTCAACTCTCGGAAAGTGCATCACCGGATCGGCGTTCTTCTCGACGTCGCACGTGCTTGGTAGCCAGTCCGGCCAGTCGAACCTGCTCTCCGGCAACACCCCCACGAACTCGTGGACTAGCACCACGGCACGAGCCGACACCGCCGAGAAGGTGATCGTCGACCTCGACCGGGCTCTCGTTCAGATGCTCTCGTGGAAGGACGATCAGGGTGAACCCTTCTATCAGAAGATTCGCCCCGAGGACCTCGTGGTCGTCTGCTCTCCGCTCCTCTACAGCACGATGAAGTTGGCGCTGTCGGCTAAGTTCATCAAGCAGACCGACAACGTCTACGAGGGCTTCGTGGGCGGCGTCTACTCGAGCAATTACCTCCCCACCTCTGGCGCTGAAGCAGCGGACTGGTACCTGATGAACGTCGGTCACGTGAACCGGCCGCTCGTCTACAGCCGGTTCCGGATGCGCACCGATTCGGAGATGCAGGACACGCTCTCCCAGTACCAGTCAGCGGGTTCTCCGTTCAACATCACGATGGAGGACCTCCGCAACCTGTCCTCGGTCGAGATCCTCACCAATCTCGGCGAGCGCGGTGGCATGAACGCTGACAGTCACGTCATCCTCCACGAGGAGTTCCTCATGGCGGCCCGTTGGCGTGGCGAGGTCTCCTACGGCATCCCGTGGGCGGCCGTGAAGATGGACAACACCGCGACCTGATCCGGTCTTCTTCCCCCTTGCCAAGATGAAGGCCCCGTGGAAAACCACGGGGCCTTCGTCGTATTTGTGGTATGGCATACGTCTACGCCGACAAGGCCGAGATTCTGAAGCGGTTTGACGCCCGTGTCATCGTTCAGTTAACCAACGACGACGAGAAGGTCGACCCGAACGACCTGACGGCAATCAACGAGCCGGTGCTCACGACGGCCGAGAATGACGCCGCTCAGACGGTGGATAACTTCCTGCGCTACGTGTACGAGGTACCGTTGACCGGGTCGAACATCACCGCCGAGATCAAGGGAATCACTGCCGCCCTGACTTGGTGCATGTTGTGGGAGAGAAGGGGAGAAGAGTCCGAACAGGTCACTGCTCTCCGGAAAAGGATGTTCGAGCGCTTGGAGGCGATGGGCAAGCAGGACGCCGCAGAGGTGCGGGGAAAGCGCTCCACCTCTTCGATGGCCGTCAGGTCTACCAAGGGCAAGACCCGGACCATGTTCGACCGCTGCGGGTATTTCGACGGGCTGAGCATCGGGGGTACGCGTTCGTTGCCGGCTGACACTGAGGGGACCGGAGTATGAACGCAGCCACGGGAAGGTGTCTCCGAGGCCACGGAGACTTCCGGGTGGCCTTCCGGTCCTCCCGCCCGGGAGCGAGTCTCGGAGGCACCTTCCCGTGGCTGTGACTATTCACGTTGACGTCCAGTCAGCCCTCAATAGAGACACCATCAGGCGAATAAAGGCACAGATGGCGTTTCTGCTACAGGAACAGACCAACGACCGTATCGAGACGTCCGGGGACGACGAGATATCGTTTGAGACCTTGCCTAGGGACAGGCCGAACGGAAGCAGGGACAGACCGTTGTACGACACCGGTTCCCACCTGTTGGACTCCATCACTCACGGGGTGGACGCAGACGGGGCGTGGGTGGGTTCTACGTTTCAAGGGGCCAAGATCCACCAGTTCGGAACGGTCGGGGCACGTGCGGCAGACGTGGGGCAGGGAACGTTACCGACCATCAGGCCAGTTCGAGCCAAGGCTCTGTTCATTCCCCTGACCACCCGCGCTCAGAAGTCGGTTAGAGTCGGTTCGGGCCCCAAGATCACTCGCATGGGCTCGAGGAAGGCCAAGGGTACCAACGTTATGTTTGACTTAGTGCCCGGGGTGGACTTCATCTTCTTGAAGAAGGCAGACATTCCACCTAGACCGTTTCTGCGCGTGTCACGTAAGAACGCCGAAGAGATCGCCGAACTATTTGAAGGAGCAGATTGATGTCGTTCATCGCCGGACACTATAGCGCAACTTGGAACGGTAACAACATCGGTACCACCGAGCGCGGGTTTCGTCTGCAAATGACCAACCACCACGAGACCGTCCTTACCGATACGTTCGGTGACGCGCTCGCCGATGGCGTTCAGCGCGGCGTTGATTACCGCGTCACCCTCGAGTACGTCGAGTATGACCTCATCAAGGCGGCGATCGCGGCACAGGCCGGCACCTTTGGCACCATGGGCAACGTCGGGAAACTGTTGTCCGGTCTTGCGAAGCCGTTGGTGTTGACTGCAACTGCCGGCACCAGTGCTGCCGGCCAGATCGCAACTCTCACCGCTGCCGCTGCGGTCATCGTCTCAGACACCGAGATCCTCTTGGCAAACAACCTGCGGAAGGGGCCATTGACCTTCCTTCTCATCCCGAACTCCTCGGGAGTTCACTTCACCACTACCTGATAGAGGACCCATGGCAGCGATCAAGTTGAAGGACGTCTCTCCTCCGATGATGGAGGTTGAGATGCCGGACGGAACTACTAGGCTTTACGATCCCTTCGCGATCATCAGGGGGCTCGCCCCCGTGTTGGAGGCTGGCGCCGAGAAGACCTCGTACACGCAATTGCAGGATGTTGCCCGGAAGTGCTTTGACCTCGGGCCTGAGATCACGGACTACCAAGTGATGTTCCTCATCAACCAGTTGGTCCGGTTCGTGGAAGAGAGCGCAGCGGTAAAGGGGCTTATGCCAGTTCCGCAGAGTTGATCGCCTTCTACGGCATCCAACCTTCGGAACTGGCTAACCTCACTGAAGAAGAAGTGCAAGGTCTCGTAGTGAACATGCCTAGGATCAATGCTAGGCGGCGCCTCGAGTTCGTGTGTGACGTCATGGCCGCCATGCCGTCAGACTCCAAGGGAGTCAGCCATTACCTGACTGAACTGATCAGGGCCGCGTTTGACGGTGACGACACCGCTCAAGCAGTGGCCATAGAGGCAGTGACGAGGAACTAAATGGCCATCGATTACACCAACACCTTCACCCGACTCGGCAGGTTCATTCACGAGATCAACCATGCCATAAACCGCCAAGACAATCAGTACATGGGCGCGGGAGTCGGCGCCGACTACATCTTGGACCAGTTCAACGACAATAGGGAGTGGGTGACGTCCGTTCTACCCACCTTCTCGTCGATCTCCAGTAGTCTGAAGTCACTGGCTTCTTCCCTCTCTTCACAGGCAACGACGTACTTGACGTACGAACTCAGGAACGAATTGAACGCTTCCGGGGACGGTGCGTCTTACATCGTGCCCCTGTTGATCGAGAGGATGAAGGACGATTCTCAGACCGTGCTTACCAACACTTGCACGGTGTCGGTCACTGCGGGTACCAACGTAGGAAACGGATCTCTCCACGTGTCGGCTCTTACCGGCGAAGGGGTCACCCATCAGGGACTGATACCCGAGGTGGTGAGGGTGACGTGCACCAAGTCGGTGCCATCCAGTGGTTCGGAATCGTTCGAGATCGTCGGACGAGCCAAGACCGCCCCTCAAGATGGCGTGTCAGACCCGGGCAGCGGAGTGGGTCCCACTTTGAGCAGCGTGGTGTCCAACTCAGTGGTGTCGAATGGGTCGCTGTCCAACTATTCGTCGTCGAATACGCCCGACTCATGGACGATCGACTCGGGCACCGTTGGAACCAATATCTTTGAGACCGTTGCAGCGCTCCACGCGTTCTCTAAGTCCCTCGAGTTCAAGTCTTCCGGCGTCTCAACCATCAGGATCACTCAGAACCTCAGCCTGACCGGCAAGAAGGTGTACTTCTTGAGCGTGTGGTTGAAGAGGTCCGGCGGCACTTGGACTGCGGGTAGCACCTTTACGGTGAAGGTGTCGGGCACCGGATGGACCGCAGTTAATGCGTTCACTGCAGACCCGAGCACCATCTCGTCGTCTCAGTTCAACTCGTCGGTCATCTTCTTCGCTACCCCCGAGAACGTGCCGTCAGATGCGAAGGTCACAATCGAGTGGACCTCTGCCACGGGCAACGTCGGTAAGTCGGTGTACGTCAGTGGTTGCTTCGTCTCCACCGTGTCCACTCACGCCGGCGTCAATTATTCGGTCACTCGCGGGTCGACCAATTACGCCATCTCCGACTCCTTTTCGTGCACCACGACCAACGCCCGGGACGGCAAGTTCCAAGATTACTTCACTAGGTTCCTCGGGTATCAGTTGCCGTCATCGGCTAGCCCGACCATTTCGGATACTCTAGCGTCATGACGGTAAAGGACCACCCCAACCTAGTGCTCGATTTCGTGGTCAATAAGATCATCGAGAGGTTGTCCGAGCAGTTCTCCCGGAACAACTGCAGGGTGGTCGCGACTCCGATGCTCGTACCTCAGAACGCCTTTAAGTACGTACAGGTGTTCTACTCCGGGTCATCGTTTGAGATGGGTGAGGGAGACGCCAACCTCATCCGCAGGATGTCGTTTGGGGTAAGGATCTACGCTAAACTGGCGTCTCACGAACTGAACCAAGTCGAGGAGACTAGCAGGGAACTGGTGAACATGGCTTACGACGTAAGCCGCGTGGTGCACGGTTTGTACGACATCGTGGAGGCACCACTGGATGAGGCTCCCATCTTGGAGACAGAGGCCCCGATCAGGGGAGCAGAGGCAGAGGGTTCCTACTTGATGTACGTCGACCAGACCTACAGGTGCCACCTTCACTCGACGTGGACGGAGGTGAAGAGTGGCAACTGACGACATCAAGGTCGGGCTAAAGGTCACGCTAGACGAAGAATCCATGGCTCGGGAGGTTCAGAAGGCCGAGGCTCGAGTAAACAAGAAGGGATCAGCGTCCGGTTCTCCGGGCGGTGGGTCCCAATCCGGGGCCAGCCTTGCCGAAGCACTCAAGATCTCCGTCACCAAGCCAATAGTCGACAAGTTGGCGAAGATCGAGGAGAAACTCACTAGGGCGGGGGCATCCGCACAGATGGCGGGTGGGATCGCTCAGGTTCTGATGGTGCTCAAGATCCTAGACGCCATGTATCAGGCGATCAAGGCCGTCCTGTCTAGCATCTGGAACTTGACTCAGTCACTCAGTAGGTTCTCGCCGGTCCTTTCAGTTGCCTTTCGTCAGTTGGCCATTCTCCTCCGGATGCTGTCCATCGATCTCGGCAGATTGATCGGAAACGAACTGGCTAACCTAGTAAACTTCATCAAGGAACTGGTGGCGTTCCTATACGCCATATTCAGGGCTGACATCAAGATCTTGGCCGTGTTGTTCAGTCTGCTGATTGACGCGCTCAGGGTTGCGTTGGACGTTATTAGGTACGTGTTCAGCAAACTGTTGTGGTTGTCCGGGAAGATTTATGACGTGGTGGGTGACGTCTTGCTGTGGATCGCCCAGTACGTGCCGGGGACCATCGGTACCATGCTGTTGGAACTGGGGGCCGTAACCAAGACGGTCGCCGGCGAAATCCTCAAGCATGCTGAACTAGTCAAGAACTCATCGCAGGCCGGCAAGAACGCAGTTCAACAGATGAATTCCGCCCTGATCTCAGGGTTCTCCTTCATGGGTCAGCAGGGTTACCAAGGTGTGACCGCACCCGGGCAGGGTGACGAGAGAGAAGCCCCCAAGTGGGTTCCTCCACTAAAGTCAGAGGGTAACGTCAGGCAGTACAAGAACGTTCCGTCCAACTCGGTCGCCACCGGTCGCAAGGCCGTGAACATGCAGACCCCGCAGATGGCTAGCGTGGTGAACAACGTGCAACTGAACGCCGAAGTCAAGTTGCAGCACGAGGAAGCGGTGCAACGTGCCATCGAGGAGATCCGTGGGTGCTTGGTGAAGGCCATCCACGGAGTCCGAAACGAGCAAATCCTGCTGTCTAGCAAGATCTACGCGAGGACGGTGATCGACCTATGAGCATCATGACCGTTAGGTATGGGTCGTACACCTTTCCGTACCCGAAGGTCACGGTGCGGGAACAGTTCGTGTATGACACGGACGATCGCACCCTCGTCGGCACCAAATATCAGATTTCAGTGTCAGGGTGGATCGTCGCCGTCGAGACCCCGAACACGGTGAGGGCCGAGGTCATGACGATGCGCGGGGCATTGTCGAAGCCGTGGCAACAACTCACGATTTGGGACACCACTTCGGGCGAGGTGTTGTACAGTTTCGACCCGATTGCAGCAAACGGCGAGACGGCCGTGGACGACTGGTCGCCCCGTCCCGAGGACCTCACCATCTCGGAGATTACCGGGATGAAGGCCGCTAGGTACAGTTGGCAGGTCGACATCTTCAAGAAAGACTGCCCGAACCTTTCCACCCCGAACGGGATCTTGTCCATCACCAAGACCTATTCGTACTCGATCGACGTCAGCGGTTACGCCACCCGGCAGATCTCCGGCACTCTAAAGGTAAGGGCTCAGAACGCACCCGCCGACCTTTACCGAGCGTTGGTAACTCCTCCTCTCCCTAATAGGTTTCGCAGGACGCAACAACAGTTCTCGCAATCCCCCGACTGCAGGACCCTCACCTTCAGCGTCGTGGACATGGAAGAGTACCGGACGCTGCCTCCGTTGGTGTCGGATGGAGAGGCTACCTTCGGAGTGAAGGTCGCCGACTTAGGCGCACGGGTGTTCTACAACCTGCAGGGCCGGTTTAAGGGGCCGCCGTCCACCCCGAAGACCCAGTTGTTCACGTACTTGGCAAACCTGATTTCGAAGAAGTTCCCGCTATCCGACCCCTCCTTCTTGTTTGAGGAGGCTAGCGTGGACGAAGCGGTCTACGGTAACGAGATTTCGTTTCACATCTCGGGCTCCGGCGTAGCGGCGCCGGCGACTGGCCTGAGCGTACCCAACTACGGCGTGTTGTTCAAGAACATGCTCGTTCCCCCGCCCGACTCCAACGATCAGGCTCATCTTCCCAGTCCGTACGGTGACATGCCGGGGTTCCCGCATGTTTCGCCCCTGTTGGGTGACTACGACGCCTGCGGAACTCAGGCCGGAGAAGACAACTTCATCCCCGAAGTCGTGGCGGTGGATAGGCAAGACTCCCCGGTGGTCCCCGAGGAGAGCAGGGACGAAGACGGTCAGGGTGGAGTATCCGAGCAGCACAAGAAGACGCCATTCATCTCTTACCACGAGAGAGTCAACTACCTGATCGACTACAAGGTGGTAAGGATGGACGTCAAGGACAAGTCGCCCACTTTGTTAGCCGGCGGACCATACCTGATTTCTACGTCAGGTCCGTCCATGGTGATCACTCAGGCCGGTTATTACGTCGTTTACGCCAAGCAAGCGTCCGACCTGCCTAATCCCCCGGAGCCGATCGACAAGTTCGGGCGGTTGCTCGAGGCGTTCATTCAACCACACAGCCCGGAACCAGTGCAAGACGGCCAATGGCGACAGTACACCCTGCACTGGCGCTACGTGATTGACACCGGGTCCTACTACCACGGTCCAACGGACGTCACCGCCGAGATCATGATTCCTCAAGATCCGAGGATGGCTTCGGAGTTTGCGTTTACCGCGTTCGAGGCTCCGTGGCTTGACCCGGGCGGCAACGAGGTCACTACGACATGAAACGCGCGTACGCAAGGTTGGAATGCAGTAACGGCACCGGAACGGACACGTACTCGGTGATCGACGCTCCCCGTGGGCGAAATCAATCCAACTGGTATGAGATGGCCTCATCGGGCAGCCCCTCGGAGGGCAAGGTTCTGATGAAGGCGGTGGAGTACAAGAAGTTAGACGTAGCGCAGACGAACGCTCAGCCGGTCTACCTGATCTTCGGCGTCTACGACACCAGTGACACCGGTAAGTTCGAGCAGATCAAGGTAAAGGTCAAGGTGTTGGGGGCCACCCCTTTCGTCACTAGCAGTAACACCGACGTAGACTACGACAAGGACTTCAAGGACAGCGTCGAGGTCTCGTTAGCCGGTTATGAGTGGTACGAGGAGAGGACGTTGACCACAGCCGTCAACTACAACGTGCAAGACGGCTTCTCCTTGAACGCGTCCAACCTGCCTACCTTTCGGTCGAACGCGGCCAACTCAGTGAAGACCGGGATCTTGGCAGTGTTAGGGGATTTAGGGTACTCCATAGGAGATCCCGGGTCGTTCTTGTCCCCACCAGTCGAAGTCAGGAACCTACACAGCATCGGGAGGCCGCAGTCGGAGACGGTGGGCAGGGCATGCAACGGAATCGGGGTGATCGGAGATCCGGTTACCAAGAAACTGTGGAACAAGGGGCAGAAGAGCAGTGCCAACCTGTCCCTGCTCACCAGTTCGGCTAACCGGGTGGTGGAGAAGTCATTCGTCAAGGTGTCAGACGACCGGTTCCCTGCCAAGGTGAAGGCTTGCTTCACGGCGGTTGGGTTCCCAGTCACTGAGGACATCAAGAAGTACGAAGTCACCACCCCGAGGGGGTCCGACACCAACACCCGAGAGATTCAGGTGGGGCACTGGTTTGCCTACGTGAATGAAGCCGGGTCAGTGGTGAACTCTTCCGAACTGACGTCGATCGCCACGTGGTTCGTCAGCGGGAAGGGAAACTGCCTAGACATCCAAGACGACTACGGAACTTACCAGTTCGCCGGCATCATACCGTTTAGCGTAGACGGGTACGTGAGGAGGGTGTTGTGGACGTGCAACGCCCACGACGTGTCCACCACCATCTCGGTTAATCAGTCTATCGCCCACCGGGCCCGGGAGCCCGAACAAGAACACAGATTCACCGGTCACCCGTTGGTGATGTCGAGGTCGATAGACGGTACCTCCTTGGTCCTATCTGACGCCGCCATCTCGACTCCCAGTCAGATGGACGCCATCATAACCGGGTCGATCCCGATTCCCGGACAAACCAACAGGTGGAGGTACGCTTGGACTTCGGCCACTCTCGTCGGTGACACGTGGACCAAGGACTCCCCTCCTAGGGCTTCCGGCACCACTACCACCGACTACGCCACCAACAAGAACGAAAGCGCCAATAATGGAACGTGGGTCGGTCCGGGCACACTCGTTAGTAGCGGGTCCGGTTACCCTGCGGGATTCCAACTGGTGGCGGTAGGCAAGGATCGAAACGGGAACCAGTATGATTACCCGGTAACCATGTACAGGACTCAGGGCGGTGCATACTGGTTCCACGTCGAGAACGACCACGACGGCACTTGCTAAAGACCAGTCTTTACTTCGTCCGAGATAAGGTGGTCTCCACCCGGTTAAGTGTAGTGATTCTGACGAATCGTGCACTAAACGAAAGGGTTATTGTACGCCAATAAAGGCTACAAGGAGAACCACATGGCTTCGAAGAAGGCAAAGAAGAAGGGACATGGGATTCGGGTCGTCGACGAGGACGCCCCTGTCACCACTGCCGCTACCGCTGTCACCGCTCGCACCAAGAAGACCACGGGAGTTTCGCCCGATGGTACCAGTTGGAACGTCCGGGTTAAGGACGGATCGCGGGTGGCAAGTGCCGGTCGTGGCGATCGCGTTGCGGAGGAACTTGCGAACTGCAACGACGTCGACTCTCTCGTCGCGTTTGCCTCCGAGTTCATTCCCAAGGAGGACGTCCTCGCGTACCTCGCCAAGGCCCCGAACTTCGGGCAGTTCCGCATGGTCTTGGGCAACCGCATTCGCGGCGCCGTCAACCGCGCTGAGCGCGAGCGTCAGAAGGCCGAGTCCAAGAAGGCGGTGAAGGCGTGATCGCCAGTATCGCAATCTTCGTCTTCTGCGTCGTGTTCCTCTGCTTCACCATGTTGCCGCTCTTCTTGAAGGACGGCGAAGACGGTTACAAGAAGTGACCGAATCGACGGGCCGGACGAGAAGGGGGAGCCTCCGCGTGGTGGCTCCCCCTCTTTATTAGGAGAACCTTATGGCAAAGGTAAAGATTCCGCAGTTGAAGGTATTGTCTCCGGTGGAGACAGTTCCGGTCATGTCAGAGTTCGAGTCTTCATTGATCACGGCCCCGAAGATCATGCTCCCGAAGGGGTACCTATCTCCATCGCAGATCGACATGTACCTGCGTTGCCCCATGCAGTACAAGTTGCGGTACGTCGACGGGAAGATTTCTCCCCCGGGAATCGCACTGGTGGAGGGTTCATCTCATCACGAGGCGCTTGCCACCAACAACTCCAACAAGATCAAGACCGGCGAGGACTTGAAGGAGTCTGACGTGGTGGACGCCTTCGCCGCTTCCTTCGAGAAGCGGAAGACTGAAATCGAGGACTGGGAGGGTGAGTCGACCGATGACGTGATCGGGCGGGGCCGGAAGATGATCAAGGCATACATGAACGATTTCGCCGGTCAGTTTAGGCCGGTGAAGCAGGAGTTCGACGTGACGGCGAAGGTCGGTGACGTCGAGGTGCGCGGGATCACCGACGCGTCCGGGGCCGTGAAGGACCGCCCCACCATCGTCGACTACAAGACGGTTAGCAGGTCTAAGAGTCAGGCCGAACTAGAGTCGAGTCTGCAGTTGTCGTTCTACGCGATGGTCGAGTCCGAGACCGGTGACACCGATTTCGACGTCGGTTACGTCAACCTGCTGAAGTCCGGCAAGGTGAACCCTCAATTCATCGGGTACGACGCCAAGAGGGTGAAGTGGTTCAGGGCCGTGGCCCTGTCCGTGGCCAACGCCATCAGCCTAGGCAACTTCCCCCTTACTGCTCCGGACTCGTGGGGTTGTTCAGAGAGGTTCTGCGGTTACTGGCGTCAGTGCCGTGGGTCGTGTCGCTAACGTATTAGTGTTGGACCTGACTTGGAGGTGCGATGGTAGGGTACGAATACAAGGTCGTAGGGAGCCCAGTCGCGATCGACGGGGACACGATCGACGTGGTCGTTGACTTGGGGTTCAGCATCAACGTCAAGCAACGGGTAAGGTTGCTCGGGTTGGACACCCCTGAGTTGAACTCGTTCGATAAGTCCGTGAGGGACAGGGCGTTAGCGGCTAAGAAGTTCACGTCCGACTGGATCGAGGCGGCGGGTTCCGGCATTACAGTGAAGACATACAAGGACGACAAGTACGGCAGGATTCTTGCCGAACTCAGGTCCGGGGGTGTCACCTTGAACGACTTACTCCTCGAGAACGGACACGCCGTCCGTTACAACGGGGGGTCTAGGTCATGACGGACTGGTCTTCCGTGGGCAGGAAATCCCGAAGGAAGGGCAAGGCGTTTGAGCAGGAGGTCGCCCGTTACCTGACTGCGGTGTCCGGCGAGAAGTTCACGTCCACCCGCAACTCCGGCCGAACCGACTTGAAGGGGGACATTTACTGCATGTCTACGCCCAGTCGTTGGGTGGTGGAGTGCAAGGATAGGAAACTCTCCATCAAGGCGTTGATGTCGGGCTCCACGTGGGTGCACGAGGCGATCATGAAGGCTAGCCGGGAGGCTAAGAGCGTGGGCGCCGATTCTCCCGTCATGTTCGTAAAGGCGGATGGCGTGGTCTTCATCCATTGCCGATCGATCTCTTATGTCAATATGCTCCACCGGCACAGGTTTATTCCAGACTGTGAGGTCAGGGATGTCAATGGAAGAATCTGGTGGCGAGTGGTCCTCGGCCGTCCGCAAGGCACAACTGGGTGACTTCGACGCCCTGTACCTGTTGGTGACTCCGGTGCTGACGTCGGTTGCCCGACGCATAGCCTCGCAGTGTGTTGAAGATGCCGTGCAGTGCGGCGTCGTCAAGATCTGGAGGAACGTTGGTTACGTCGACCTCAGCAGGGAGGCGACCGTCAAGGCTTTGGTGATGAAGATAGGCGTTCGGGCGATGCGCGACGAGGTCAGGAAGGTCCTCAGTAAGTCCAAGGAAGTGGGGACTGAAGACCTAGACCTCAGCCCCGGCCGGCAATCGGACGAGAGGTGTTTGTCATTCCACGGTCCAGTCTTGGAGGAGTACGTAAAGTTCTACTGCGAGACCGGTTCCTTCGTGGGAGTTCACGTCGAGGTCGCCAAGCGGCTGAAGAGACCGGTCGGGGAAGTACAGTCGGAAGCCCGTAGACAGGCCAAGGCACAGGCCGAGGCTCAGGGCTTCGAGGTGAGGTGCCTAGATGACTTGTTCGATTCCATTGTACGCGGTAGACGTGGTCCATCCGGGTGACTTTAGGTCGGTCATTCCCGACCAGTTCGAACTGGCGGCCGTTGGCGATCACGTCGCGGGTGTGACGGTGGCACTGGGAAAGAAGGCCGCCGAGAAACTGTTGGGCCGGCCGGTGAACATGAAGAAGGACGTGGGTGAGAGGTTTGTCCTCGACTCGGGGGTGGTGGTAGTTCAACACCACCCGGTGAAGATCGTGGAGGCCAGTAAGGAGAAGGGGGGCGCGGCCGAAAGACTAGTCGAGTCTTGGGTGGACGTGTGGGAGTTCGCCCTTGAACTGTCCAAGGGGGAGGAGACGGAAGTACCCGACGTAGCCCTCATCACCGACACCGACCAGATATTGTCGGTGTTGTCTGAGATCAGGGATAACCCGAGGTACGTCGCCTACGACTACGAGACGTGGGGAGACGCCAACGCCCTCCGCCCCGAGTTGAACTCGGACTTCAAGATCTTGACCGTGGGACTGGCCTTTGATGACGACGAACTTGGGCCGGTTGCGTTGGCTTTCCCGGTCGAGCATCCGGCGGCCGGGGTGGACTATGCGTCGGTCCTGTCGGCGTGGAGGGAGGTATTGGAGACGTGCCCCACCTGCGCACATCACTGTAAATACGAGCACAAGGTGAACCTGAGGAAGTACGGGAAGTCTTGGCTTGCCGACGACACCATGTTGGCCAGTTACGTGATGGAGGAGGCCGCCAGTCATTCGCTATCTTCGTGCATGAAGAGGTATGGCATACGTTGGGGCCACAAGAACGACGGGATCGGAGAGGACCCGATGTCGGCGAAGATCACCGACCTCCTCCGCTACAACGGACTGGACGCATTGGCCACGCTAGAGTTGAAGGCGAAGATGTGCGCCAAGATGGATAAGGAGCAGGTTGGTGTTTGGGGGATGGAGTGCGAGTTCGCCCTCGGTCTGGCCAAGTTGGAGGACACCGGGATAGCGTACGACCCGCAGTCTCTCGTCGATGTCAGGATCAAGTTGGCGGCCGAGGTGGAGGCGGCGCGTAGGGCGGTGTTCGAGTCTCCTGAGATCAAGGAAGTCGAGAAGCACTTCGGAAGAGAGTTCAACTCGAAGAGCAACCCGATGATGCAGCACCTAGTCTTCAAGGTGCTTAAGGAGAAGATCCGTGGTAGGACTCCCTCAGGTTCACCCAGTCTAGACAAGCGTGTACTCGAGAAACTGGAGGAGAAGCATCCCGTCCTCAAGGCACTGGCGTCTTGGAGGTCTAGGTCTGCCATGATCACCGGGTTCGTAGACAAGTGGTCCCAATACGTGTCTCCCTCCGGTCTCATGCACGGGCAGTTCAGCCAAGCCGTTACCATGACCGGCCGCCTCTCCAGTACGGAACCCAACTTTCAGAACATACCCAAGAACTCCATCGTCAAGTCAGTGTTTGTAAGCAGATCCGGCGGTTGGCTGATCGCCGGCGACTACGCTCAGCAGGAGCCTAGACTGGTGGCCGGGATCAGCGGGGACGAGAAGATGAAGTCGGCTCTGAATGACGGACTTGACCTGCACCGTTTCGCTGCCAGTGAGATCTTCGGGGTCAAGTTCGAGTCGGTAGACGACAAGCAGCGCGACGTCGGGAAGCGGATGAACCTAGGTATCATCTATGGTCAAACCGAGTACGGACTGGCTCAGAAGACTGGCATGAGTCTGCCGGACGCCCGGGCCCTTCTCAAGCGATACGACGTTGCCTTCCCGGGTGTGGCCCGGTGGAAGCAGGAGCAAGTGGCGTTCGCCGTCCGGAACGGCTACGTCAGTGACCTGTTCGGGTCCCGCCGGCACTTGCCCGACGTGTGGTCGAACGACGAGGCTACCCGCCACCGCGCCTACCGTCAGGCCGGCAACTCTCCGATCCAGTCCACCGCCGCGAAGTTGACCATGCTGTCCCTGTGCATGATGCAAGAGAGGTTGTTTCTGAAGGGTAGCGTCATCATGCAGGTCCACGACTCCGTGGTGATCGACGTCCCCGACCGGTGGCTCGATCAAGGTCTCGAGATCTTGAGGGAGTGCATGTTGATCCACAACGAGATGCCGTACTGGGAGCCCCGGGGCGTTCCGTTCAAGGTGGACGTGAAGGCCGGTCTGAACCTCAAGGAGATGTACGATGTCAAGTAAGAGCAAGGCCGTGGTGGCCCAGTCTACCGACTCGGCAGTCGGAGCGAGACGTGTCTACGTCGCAATCGCGCGTACCGTTTCCCTTCCCGGATACGAGTCGGTAAGGGTGGAGTACGGCGAAGGAGATGAAGTCAAGTCAGGTGAGAGTCACGACGAAGTGCGTGACCGTCTCGTGGCGCGTGTCCATGAGACTGCTTTCGAACTGGTCGAGGCACTGAAGGAGCAATTGAAGTCATGATCGACAAGGATCTTCTCCGCAAGCAGTTGAAGGACGCTCAGGAGCGTCGCGCCACCGGGATGGTGGCGTACGTCAAGGAGGACACCACCCTGCGCATTCTCCCGTTCACTGATGCGTCGACCGGGAAGGCTCTCGTCGCCCGGGAGTTCCGTCAGTGGCGCCCCAGTGGCGAGGGACGGCCCGTCGCTCACCGTGGAAACTGGGGCAAGCCCGACCTGTTCGAGGTCGTTCGGCAGCAGGGGGCCGAGTTCCCTTGGCGCCCGACCACTGCGTACCTCGTCAACGGCGTGGACGTCGCTTCCGGCGATCAGGAACTCCGTACGTGGCAGTTGCCGGCCTCCGTCTACGAGGCGATCGTCGAGATCCTCCTTGACGACGAGTTCGAGAATGTCCTCGACCCCAAGTCGGGCATGCCGTTCAAGATCAAGCGCTCGGGTACCGGGCTCAAGACCAAGTATTCCGTGATGGTCGGTCAGAAGGCCGTCGACGTCTCGAAGTTCGTCAAGCAGGTCCGTGATCCTCTGTCGGCCATCGAAGACCCCGGGTTGGCCCGTCAGGCTGACGCTCTCGGCGTCGACCTGTCGGAGTTCGACGTGGAGGAGTCTGATCCCGAGCCGGTGGCAAAGAAGAAGCCGACGAAGGCCGCTCCCGTGGCCGAGGAGACCGAGGACGAAGACGAGGGGGGCGACGAGCCCCTGTTCCCGCCGGCGGCTTCCACGGCCAAGCCGAAGGCCACCGGAGCGACTAGCATCCGCGACCTGCTCAAGGGAGGTAAGAAGTGATCGAACGAGGGGCAATCTGCGTCATCGACTCCCAGTGGGGGTCTTGTGGCAAGGGCAAGGTGGAAGGTGCGCTGTATCAGAAGTATCCCGACATTCAGGTCGGGGTGTCTGACAACATGCCCAACGCCGGCCACACCGTCTACGACGCCAACGGCGTCAAGCGCGTTCTCAAGGCTCTTCCCGTCTCCACCGCGTTCGGGCGCACTGGCGTCCTTGGTCCCCATGCCGCGTTCTACGAGTCCACGATCGGGGTGGAGTGGGACGCGCTCAAGGACTTGGGCGGGGTCCTGTACATCGACAAGATGGCTAGCGTGGTTCAGACCGCCGACAACATCAAGGAGATGAGTCTCGTTCAGAACATCGCGTCCACTGGTCAGGGTGGTGGTTCTGCCTCGATCCGGAAGATGGAGAGGCTTGGGCTCGGCACGTTGGCAGTCAACTACAAGCCCGACGATCCCCGCCGGCAGATCGTGATGTCGACCGCCATCTACGTACAGATGGTTGCTCGCCGGTCCCCCGTCATGCTCGAGGGATCTCAGGGGTTTGACCTCTCCTTGAATCACGGGCACCTGTACCCTCACGTTACCAGTCGTGACGTCACCCCGAACCGGATGCTAGATAATGCCGGACTCAGCCCGTTCGACTGCAAGGAAGTGATCGGAGTGGTCAGGACCTTCCCAATCAGGGTCGGGAACTATGGTGAGTTCTCGAGTGGCCCGTACTACCCCGATCAGGAGGAACTGTCGTGGTCGGACGTCTCC